TTAAAGTAGATACATCTTCGGTTCTTCGTATTTATTAAAGTCAGGAGCTGGCTTATCTATTTTTTTGAAGATACGGGTATATTTTTCTTTTATTTTTATATAATTATCGATCCAATCTTCATAAGATTCAGATGATTTAGAAAGCAAAGCTACTTCCTGCAGAAAAGCTTCATTTGCCAATCTTTCTGTTTCTTCCAAGTTGCCTTTTATATAAGAAACACAAGCATCGGAAAGAAAGTCTTTATTATCTATTTTCTTCCAAATACGTTTGACGTTATTAGTCATTCCCCAAACTTTAAAGAAAAGGATGATTTGCAGTATTCCAAATGCAATGATCACTATGCCTGTGAATTGTATTAATCCTTCCATGATTTATTGTTTTGTTTTTGGTAAGCGATCATAAAGCAAATAAAAATTAAAGTCCATGCTATGAAGATGATAATGGATTGGATGTAATATGTCGGATACAAATAATCGGGGCGATTCATGATGATCATTTGGACAAACGAATAAAGGTGGCATAATAGAATTAGTCCTGATCCTATGCTGCCCAATAAAAAAGCTGTTTTCATAAATCTTATTTTTTGTGTTATACTATTAATTCTAAGTATTTTTAAGTTTGGAAGTAGTTAGTATTCTAATTTTTCGTAAGTACCAGATTCCTCACCATTTTCAATTTTGAGTTTATTATTTGATATTTTACAGTCCAAATAATATGGTGACTTACCTTTTGGGAATACATCATAGATGTAAATCTTACTATCTTCGACCTTGTATTTGAACGTTTGGAAAGAAATGGGATCTGCATTGCTATAAATTCCAAAAGAGCCTTTGTCATCGTCTCCGAAATTTAAAAACTTATGCGAGCCTTTAATGCCTGTCGACCAATTACCCACGATATTGTTTTCGTTAAGTTCGATCCAGTTATCATCATCTTTGCTACAGCTAGTTAAGATCAGAATAGCAAAAAGTGTAAATAAAATGTTTTTCATAATAATAATAATTTATAAGTTGTTTTGTTTTAGCTTGTTTAGTTGTTTCTTCGATGGCTTTTGGAGTTTTTGAATAAAAAGAAAACGCTGATAGCCAAGTTTGCAACTTAATTATCAGCGTTTTCTTTTTCGTCGGGGTAGCGGGAAAGTCACTCCATATGTGTTCTATACCCTTCCTATGCTGATATTTTTAGTCTATAATTGTCAATCGGTTGATAATCGTCTATTAATGTCTATATTTTATTATTGAAGGTGCATTCTAAAGATTTCATATTCAATAATAGTCAGATTCAATGTATACTCTAGTCTATTTTTTAAATTAGAAATTACATTCTCTATATCATCTAATGGAGCTAAATTATATATGAATATCTCATTTTCTTTATCAATAGTTTGTCTCGCCACAAGACAAGTAGGTATTATTTCATAAATTTTCGTTTCTATATCCTCATATTGGGATTTTATAGATTTATCAAATATAAGTTTTATATCTACTATTCTCTTTGGGATAGATAGGTCTGTTTTTAATACGGGGATTCTTTTCTCAATATTATCAAGTTTGTTAATAATATATAGTAATGAATTCTTTTCCTCTTTATCTTCGAGGCGTTCTATATTTTTTATAATAGATTTTTCTTTCGCAACTCTATAAATAGGATTATCAATCTCTGTATCATTCAAAGTAGCTTTAATCTTTTTTTCCAGTTCAGACTTTAATTCTATTGCTCCAAACATGTCATCACAGTAAAATATAGTACGTTCTGTAGTTATGTCAAAAGGTAATTCCGTAGATTTTTCTGCTAAACATAAAATAGGAAGTCCCACAGCGTGTCTTATAGCAAGTTCATACATAACATTAGGGTTAAGTCCTGTTAAATTTGCTATTACTAATTTAGAGTCAAGTATTAATTTAATTACTTGATTAGTGATTGAACCACTCTTGTCTATTTCGTGTGCAGGAATTGCCTTGAAATTTAATTTCTCACATACGGGTCTTATTACATTATTTATCAGGCCATCTGTTTTTCTACGTATTATACTAGTGTCATCTCCAATGGGGGTGATGATAAAACAAGTTTCAGTTTCTTGAACTTTTTTAATTTCTTCTTTTAATGCTTTGACAATCATCGTTTTTCTTATTTATTCATTAGAATTTGAATTGTTCTTTCTTTTTCAGCCAAAAGCTCTTTTAAATGAGCTATTTCTTTTTGATATTCACTTAGGGTTATATCACCAGAAACATTGTTACCGTTGCCTTTTACTTGATGTCCGATGTTTAAATTGGATATATCTATTTCTCTATTGAAGAAAAAGTCAATAGGCATCTTGAAAAAATCTGCAATTTTTTCAATAGTTGTACATTTGGGATCATTAATACCTTTGATAATATTATCTAACGTAGACTTTGTAATACCAGCATAGGTGTATAAATCGACCTTTTTTACTCGCCTTTCATCTATTAATTCGTTTATTATATGTCCTTTAAGCATAAATTTCTTGTTTAGAAAAAGTATAAATAATAATACCATTATAAAATAATGGACGATTTGTTATACCTTGTGGTTTTAAAATAATACCTTTGCGTTATAAATTTAATAATAAAAATGATAACAACTATGAGAAAGGGAGAAAAACAGCCCAAAATGGTATTTAAAAACCATTATGATCTCTTATCACGAGAGAAGAAGATAGAGCTACGAGATGAATTTCTTCGCCAAAGTGGTGTATCTCTACCATCTTTTTACAATAAAATGTCAGGAAATTCATTTAAACCTCTTGAGGTAAATTTACTTAGACGTCTTTTAAACGAATCTATTAATGATAAGGTATGAAACAGTTTGTTAATATAGAATTTTATAATACTCCTGAAGGGGATGTTATGTTGAAAGAAGAAGGTAAAGCCGCTCGTCTTTTTGAAGAAACTGATTATGAGATAGTAGCTTGGTTGCTTGCCATCATTCGCGACAGATATCCTAATGCTCATGCGGCCTTGATGGAATTATATTCAAAAAGTAATAGAAACAAATCATTTTATGAGTATAAGGTAGCGCATCGGTTTGCTCGTTGTAATTTCGGAGAATATGACCAAAACAAATATGATATTGATTACTTGGGCAGACTTCAATTTGAAGAGGTTAAATGTCCATTAAGAGGAGAATGCATCTTTGAAGGTGTTATCTGTAAACCTAAGCTTTCTACTAAACTTTCTGAAAGAGAAATAGAAGTCTTTCGATTAATAGCTAACCATCTGACAGCAGAAGATATAGCTTCTGAATTATCAATATCTATTTTGACTGTTAACCGACATCGTGAAAATATCAAAGCTAAAATCGGAGCAAGGAACGTAGGAGAGATGATTTCTTACTGGCATGCTAATAATCTACAATAATTTAGCATTTTCCGGGTTCGATTCCCGGCTTCGAACGACGATTTACTAACTAATAAACTTATTATTATGGATGCAAAGAACAAGCCTTTTGTAACTCTTCAGAACCGGAATAACGAAGATGTATTTTGGATTCCGAAGCCTACCTCTAATAATGTATTGAATTGCGTAGCTGCTTTTGATGTAATGAGGTATCTTCCTTTTATTGATGCACTAAATAATCTCTCTTATGTAGAGGTGAAAAATGTATCATCAATAGATGAATCTATGAGTACAGTAACTATCAAGCTAATTGAAGAGAATAGTTTAACTCAGATTATTGAGGATATTCCACAGTTTTTATTCCAATTTGTAGAGCAGGCTATGCCAACAAATAACATTCATCAGGGGAAAGGAGAATAAAGATGGATGTGATTAGATTCTCAGATGGTTGGAACGGAAAATTAAAATGTAAATGCTTCACGACTTTTCGTCTTGCTACTGCCAAGTATCAGATTAACAAAACGTATCGTATTGAGTTGAAAGGACAATACATTGGAACTGCAACGATTAAAGGCATGCGTATAATGAAGCTTTATCGGGTGAATGAATTTATAAGTTTCCTTGATACGGGGTATGAACCGGGAGCATTCGTAAATATGATGAAGCGAATGTACATGAATAAAGTGCCTGATGTAATGCAAGCTGATTTTTACTATATCCTATTAAAATGGGAAGGAGAACAAAAATTGGATTTTGATGGAAAAGAAAAGACAGAGGAAGTTAAACAATCTCCGGTATCGGCTTAGGAAAAACGGATACCAAATCAATGATGAAGTAAAAGTCGTTGTTTTACCAGGAATGGAAGAAGAGCGAAGCCTTCTACGAGAACGAGAAATAAAGAAGTTCGGATACGATTTACAAGAAAGATTATTTAAATAAATCAAGCAACTTAGAAATGAGCATAAAGAATAGTTACTTAACCGTTACAGATCAATTCTGTGGTGCCGGCGGATCATCGCAAGGCGCACGCAAGTTATCCCGAAAAATGGGTGGCGGCTTAGAAGTAAAGTTGGCAATGAATCATTGGAAGCTGGCCGTAGAAACCCACAATACTAACTTTCCGGAAGCTGACCATGATTGTGCCGATATACAAGCTGTTGACCCACGACGTTATCAAAGTACCGATATATTAATAACTTCTCCTGAATGTACAAATCATTCTCTTGCAAAAGGTGTGAAAAGGAAGTATCAGCAAACTAATACATTATTTGGTGATCTAACAATTGACCCGGCAGCGGAACGATCACGGGCAACAATGTGGGATGTTCCTCGTTTTGCAGAATATCATAAATATAACCTTATCATAGTTGAGAATGTAGTTGAAGCACGGCAATGGGTAATGTGGGATGCTTGGTTGCACGCAATGCACAATTTAGGGTATGAGCATAAATGTGTTTATCTAAATTCAATGCATGCATTGCCTACTCCTCAAAGCAGAGATAGAATGTATGTTATATTTTGGAGGAAAGGAAACATGGCTCCGGATTTGAATTTCTGCCCTAAAGCTTATTGTAAATCTTGTGGGAAAGAAGTTGAATCTATACAGAGCTGGAAGAATTCCAAAAAGAAGTTTGGGAAATACCGACAACAATATATCTATCGTTGTCCACGCTGTACAAATGAAGTTGAACCATATTATTATTCGGCATTCAATGTTATTGACTGGTCGAAGCCCGGAGAGAGAATTGGAGATAGAAAGAAGCCACTAGCTGACAACACAATGAAGCGTATCGAATGGGGATTAAATAAATGTTCTGATTCAAGTTTTGTTATTTATACAGATAATTCCAGCGTACTAAACCGTGCATCTGGCATATCTGATCCCATCTACACCCAGACCACCAGACAAGTTGCAGCACTAGTCACCAAAGGTTCATACGGTGGTGATATAGTGCCGATAACATCACCTGAGTATACAATGACTACGCAACATAATTATGGTGTTGTCGGAGTGCCTATGTTGATTGATGAACATAATAAAAATGGTAAGTGCCGACCGTTAAATGAACACGTTTCGACGGTACTTTCCGGAGATAACCATCACGGTTTCGTCGGTATCCCAATGATAATAAAGAACTACGGCGGTAATTTCAATCCGAAGAATGCACCAATACCCATCGATCAAGTTCTTGGAACAATGACTACTGTGGATTCTCATGCACTTTTAAGAGTTCCGTTTATCGTTGAAAATCGAGGCCAATCGAATGCCAGGGATATCAACCAGGCATTAAGTACCCAAACATCCATGATTACGCACGGAATAGCATCCACCGAAGCTGTGAATGCATTTCTTTCTTATTATTATGGAAATAATCAAGCATCCGGAATATTCGATCCAGTTGGAACTATTCCAACAAAAGACCGCGTAGCACTTGTTTTGTCTACTCCTAAAAACATTGATATAAACGAGTGTACTTATAGAATGCTATTTCCTCACGAAGTTCAGGCAGCTATGGCTTTCGAATCGGATTATGTCATATGTGGAACTGGAAAAGATAAGGTCAAACAGCTCGGAAATGCAGTAACGCCACCAGTAATGGAGTTGTTACTTGAAAGAGGCATTGAGACTTTTTATTAATTCAAATCAGAAAGGAGTAAAAATGGCAAGAACAATTTATGAAAACATTGGTGTTGAATTCGTTTTGGAAGAAATAGACGAATATGAAGCAAAAATCAAGGTTAATGACAAAACTCTGATTTATATATCCAGAGAACAAGAGGCTGAATTTGAGGAAGAACTTAAAAAGTTATTCGACAAATATAGAATTTAACAAGAATAAACTTGAACCTAATGCTGTATAGGCAAACGTAATGGAATATGTGTGACTGTTTTGATAAAGTAGAAGCGAATTTGAAAGAAAAGACCGATGACCCGGAAGCATCTTTAAATTATATGTACGCCATGCCGTCTTTTGAAAAGAAGCCAGTAATAGAAGCAACTTACCGGAAAAAGAAAAAGGATGGTACATTTAATAAAACGGAGAGTACTATATCTATTGCTTATCCTTTTTGCCCGTTTTGCGGAAAGAAATTATCAGAAGAAAAATAATTCAAATCAGAATAGATATGAGTAAGATAGATGTTTCACCCCTGAACACTGCATTTGAAAATCTGAAAGATGGCGCAATCCTGTTATTTCAGAAAAATTCTGATGGAACATTCTCGCCTATTTCTTTGGAGAGGTCACACGGAAGATTGATACAAGAAATACTGGCTGAATGTAGTAAAGAAAGTCCTCTTTATGTTCTCAAAGAGGTTAAGGTAAAGCAATTAACGTAAAACCAAATAAATATGAATGAGAAAGAAGATTTTTTCTTTATGGTATATGTAGAGGGTGAACATACCCCGGCGTATAAACACAGCGATTTGACAAGTGCAGAGACAGAGGCTAAACGATTAGCTGAATCTTCGAATAGAAAGGCTTATGTTCTTTGCTCTATCAAGTCTTTTGAAGTAAACAAGTTTACGGTTAGAGATTGTCGTCCGGCGCTGGGTGATGACCTTCCGTTTTAATTAGAAAAGTGAAAGTTACATTTGAAATAATTGATTAATAAAGGGATAGATATGGAACAAAGAATTTTTCTTTTAGCAATTAAAAAGAGCAAGAAACGTGTAGGAACAACCTATTGTATAGGTGTACATCGATTAGGAACCTCAAATATGGAGTTTATATTAGGAGAAACTGACAATGACCGTGAATATGTAAGAGGTGATGAAGTTTCATATGTATATAATGCAGATTATACCGAAAACTTGCAAAATGCTTTGGATTGGCTGAATAATACTAAATAATAATGTTGGAACAATATGCAATAGAAGGGTTGCTGAATGCAATCAAAGAAAGAAATGCAGAAATCGAAATTATAACCTCTGCTTTGTGGAATGCCTATAAAGGGATGACGCCTATTAAAGCTCTAAACGAAGCCATTAAGGAATATAATGAAATTCAGAAAGATATTGAAGAAAATGGCTAAAACTGAATGAACTTGCAAGTTCTTTATAAACCTTCAAGTATTTGTGTAAAAAATGCTCCGTCAGGAGTCAATTATGAATAACTAACTTTAATATGCCAGCTTTAAGGAGAGCTGTTGGGTATCAGCCCCAGTTTGGGTTTGTTCATTGGGACCGGGTGAAATCCCCGGTCTTTTTTAGAATGACTTAAATAGCTGAAGATATGCAGAAAGTTTGGAATATATTATGGAAACAGTTTGAATGTGCCACTAATGAGTTTAATGCTTATATTGATGGCGGTATTCCTGCTATTGCACAACAAAAAATAGCAAAGTTTATCAAAGAATGGGATAAACTGAAGGAGCAGGCAATGAAGTTTGACGAATTAATGCAGAATCCCATAGAGCCGATTGAAATCAAACTACCATTCGAAGAAGAAGAGTTTCTGCAGACTTGGCAATATTGGAAAGAATACCGTCTTGAAACGTTTGGTAAGACCTATAAAAGCAGAGAAGAACAGAAGGTTTTGGACTATCTTGATGAAATAAGTGAAGGAAGCCCGGATATAGCAATTAGATATTTGAACTTCGCTATGGCTGGTAGTTATCCTAAGTTTTTTAAAGTGACTGATAATAGCTATACTAACCCACCTAAAGAAATAACCCATGACAGCGACTTTTAGTGACTTCATTAATACCTGCAAACAAAAGCAGCAAGAACTGGATCGGGAGCTATGGGCTTTTCATTATTCTCATATTTCTGACATCGAGTTTTGGACGCTATTGAAAGCAAAGGCAGAAGCTATAATGATGCAAAGAGGTATTAAGTCAACATTCATTGTTGACCAGTACAATAAGGACATAATTCGTCAGTTATATTATTATCTGACCGGAGATGTGGGGAATTGCAAGTGGAATGTACATAAAGGCATATATTTGATGGGAAAAGTCGGATGCGGCAAATCCTTATTGATGTACTCCTATTTGTCTGTACAGGATTATCTCACTCGTAAGATAACTGAAACTATTCATGCAAAGCAACTGATAGAATTACTTCAATCTGAAGGTGGAATTACTGGCCTAAGAGAAAGACCTTTGTTTATTGATGAGTTGGGACGTGAAAATTTGGAGATGAAAGACTATGGAAATGTAGTCAAGCCGGTTATAGACCTGTTTGCTATCAGGTATGAATATGGCGGTAGGACTTATGCTACTTCGAACTTTACTCTTGATACACTTGAAGCTGCAAGAGATGTAAAAGGAAAGGTTACTGCGCAAAGGTATGGTAATTTCATCCGAACGAGAATGGACGAAATGTTTAATGTGGTGGAACTCCCAGGAGAAAACCGCCGATTAAGATGGGGAAATAATGGCTAAGAGAGAATTGGCAAAAACTTCTTCGGCTGCCAAAGCTGCTGGAAAAGTACAAGCGGTAAAGGAGTGGTTGGATATGAACTATGAAATTAAGATTAATATATTCGACCACTCAAAATCGTATATTGAGAGTAAGGAACGTGAATACACTACATCAATCACAGAAAATGATATCTATATGCATATGATTGATGATGGTTTGGCCTGTAGCAAGTCGTTATTAAAGGCTATATTGACTTCTCCTAATCAGATGACAGCATATAATCCGGTTACAGAGTATTTTGATGGTTTACAAAACAAATGGAACGGTGTCAGCCAAATAGATTTGTATTGCAGCTTTCTCCGGGCACACGACTTTAAAGATAAAGATGATACGGAATTTTATCAAAACCGGATGAAATACCTAATAAAAAAGTGGTTGGTAGCTGTAGTTGCACAAGTATATGGTAAGAGGCAGAATGATGTAGCAATTGGATTTGTTAATGCTCAAGGCGGAATAGGCAAGACGACACTGATTGAATTTTTGGTACCACGATGTTTGGAAGAGTATTACGTTGTTTCGGATAAAGACGAACGTATATTCAGAATGACAGAGTGTTTTGTTTCCCGCTTTATTATCAACTTTGATGAGTTTGTTGGAATAACAAAGTCAACAGAGAACAGTTTTAAAAATAATATGAGCCGGCTCATGGTGGATATCAAGTTGCCAGGAGAAAGTTTCACCACAAAGATGCAACGTATTGCTTCCTGTGCTTTCACAAGTAATAAGACACAGGAGATGGGAGGGTTTCTGTTTAATTCAGATTCCGGTCTTCTCCGTAGAATAGCAGCTATTGAGATTGACGAGATCGGGGATTACAGAGAAGCCGTGGACGTGGATCAGCTTTGGGCGGAAGCTATGACCTTGTATAATGGAACTTTTGATTATACCTTTAATCGAAAAGATTATGATGATTTCCAAGAATATAACGCAAAGTATGTGATTGAATCCACCGCATATAAATTGGTGAAGGAATGGTACCGGAAGCCGGAAGAAGATGAAGAGTCTTTGTTCCGCATGCCGATGGACATCGTTCGGGAACTGAAAGCTGCACGAAAGATAACTAGCTCAATGACCCGCATTGACGATATTACTATCGGGCAGGCATTGCGCCAGTTAGGATATGAACGTATAGGTAAGAAATTGCCGGGAATGGGTACACGTTATGGATATAAGGTAGTACAACTCTATTAATCAGATATTTGTATATATGTATATTAGATCATAAGGTCTAATATATAAAAAACTATTTAAGAGAAAAATAATTGAAAATGTGGTTACAACCTTACAACCTTTATAATATATGTGTTTTAATATGTTGATAATCAGATATGAAAAGGTTGTAAGTGCATAGTTTGTTATTCACTTACAACCTACTTACAACCATATAAGTGGTTACAACCGGTAGACTAGATGTAATGTGCTTATATACAATGCTTTGATTGTTAGTTGTAGGTTGTAAGCTAGTATGGGAAATTATTTAAAAAAACAAGTAATATGGAAAAACCAAGTGTAACAATAGAACTAGCACCCTATTTACATGATTACTTATATCATGAGTTTGGGTGTAGAAAAGAAGGTGGGGTAATGGTAGCAACCACTAATGATCTCGGAAAAATGATTCAAGCAATGGTGACAATAAAAGACCGCCCGCCACGTCTTCCTTTGAAAGAGAATCCAATTACATTATATTTGCCAACACAGGAATGGAATCATTTCATTTTAAATGAAAACTTTCTGTATATTCCTGAATGGAAACAAAGGATGTTGCAGGATTACATTGAAGCATCTTTCCGTCTTCGTATTCGCGAATATTTTGTTGCGGGATATGAGAAGGGATTCAAGCAGGATAAGATTATAAAAGCGTTTTTGATGGCATATAACATTAAAAATAACGCAATAAACTATGATGCGATAAAGAAGTATGACTATCGAAATCGGAAAAAGATGATAAAAGAGGTAAATAAGGAAATACAACTGTCTCTTTTCTAAGTGATTGTGTTTTTTTTACGATTAATCTATAAGTAAAAAGATATTTTTTATCTTTTTTATACTTATACTTTTAAGCAATTTATTCATTATTAGATATATAAGCTATGAGTTTAGATGATAAAAGAGCACAAATTAGCGCAATGTTCTATCTTTCAATAGACGATGCGGATATTGATGATTGTTTGGGCGTTAGTTCCATCTCCGTTTCCGGCAATTGGATCGATTTTAATATATCCAAATGTGAGCTAAAAGAAACTAGGTCTGCTCCGGGAGAATTGGTACAACAAGAATTGAGCGCTACTTGTACAGATTCAAGTGAGGCGAATGAATCATTTATTAGGGAACAATGTGGTGGATATGGGCTACTTCGTATTGATTACTCTAATGGTGAGAGGAAAGTGGTTGGAACAGATAAAAAACCGGTACAGCTCTCTATTGAGAGAAGCGGTTCCCCAGCAGCCATCACTCTATCAATAAAACATTCTAGTGCCGAGTTCTCAAAGTTCCTAAAGTCCTTTTAATAGGCGGTAAGTCATTGTAATTTTGTATCAAACAAATAAAGTATAAAAATACATGGCATTTTCTTCTTTATATAGTGCTGTTTTGAGAGGTAAATGGTTTATCTCACTCCGGGATGTGGAAGCCAACCAAATCCTGATTAATCTTCTTTTAGAAAGAGGGGTTGAGAGTGAAGATATAACCAAACTATCAGATAAGTCTCCCATAGTTGTATGTGCGATGTCCGAAACAGAAATGAAATCCGGACACGATTTTTCAGATGCACCACAAGATAGTGTGGCAGTCATAGGGCTTCAAGGTTCTATGTTGAAATACGGTTCATACTGTAGTTATGGAACTACTGAAGTAGCAGAGATGGTAAATCAGGCTGCAGATTCCCCGAAAATTTCTGGTATTTTGCTTGACATAGATTCCGGTGGCGGTAGCGTTGATGCTATCGCCCCACTCATTGATGCAATCCAATATGCACAGAAGAAAAAGAAGTGTGTGGTTGCATATTGTGATTTGTGCGCATCTGCTGCCTACTATGTAGCTTGTTATTGCGATGAAATTATTGCTTCTAACACAATCTCTTCGGAATTTGGCTCTATTGGTGTAATGATGAGTTTTCCGGATTATGCCAAATATTATGAGAAAGATGGAATAAAGGTTCATACAATCTATAGTAATTTATCATCTTATAAAAATGCGCCGTTTGAAGCGGCGAAGGAGGGAAAATATGATGCAATCAAAACAGAAGAACTTGATCCGCTCGCAAGAGGATTCCAAGAAGCAGTTAAAAGTAGAAGAGGTAGTAAACTTAACCTCGAAACGGAAGGGATCATTGCCGGGCGCATGTTCTATGCGAACGACGCCAAAAAAAATGGCTTGATTGATTCGGTTGGTACTAGAGAGTTTGCATTGGGAAGAGTGAGAGAATTGCGCAGAGATGCGTATGTAAACGAATATATTAATTCAAAAAGTGCATAATTATGTTTGAAAAAGTAGTTGCTGCCGTATTTGGATATTTGGGAATCTCAGCTTTAGCTAAAGACAAGGACGGAAAATCCTCAATGAGTAAAGAGCAGGAGACTAAACTGGAAGATAAATATGGAAAAAAATTCGTCGAGGAGTTCAAAAAGGATCTTGCCGATTTCGAAAAGGAGGGGAAAACTGCAGAGAGTGTGGTAACAGAAGAACTTCTGTCTGAAATGGAGGTTGAGAAAGGGAAAAATGCGAAAGAGTTGAAAGAGGCTCGTGAACGTATTGCCAAACTGGAAAAAGAGAAAGAGGAAGCCGATGCCATAATCGCTAAGTTGGAAAAGGAAGAAACAGCTGATGCAGGAAAGGTTGTAACAGGAACAAATGCGGATAATATGGGAAAGACTTTTAAACCGGACATGAATCTGTCGCATAATAAATATGTTGATGCTATTTATTATGGAAGACCCGGTGCTTCTTATTCAGGCAATACAACTATTGAAACTACCGAACTGCAAAAAGAATTTGGTAAGTATGTAAATAGTGAACGTCTTGAAATCCTGCAAAGTTTGATGGGAAAGACCGAATCTACGCAGTATATGTCCACCATCGCTACCGATAAAGTGGAGGTTCGTGCACAACAGGCAGCAATTGATTCGGTATTACAGCAGTTTACTCCCCATTGGACGCCCAAAGGAAAAACTAAATTTACTCCGCTTACCATTAAGAATTTCAAATGTAAAATTAACGTTGCTATCGTTCCATCTGATGTGATGGAGGATATCATCGGATATCTTTATGATGAGAACTTGAAGCCGGAAGATATGCCGGTTGTAAAGTATATCTTAAATCAACTTGTGTTCCCTAAGTTGGACGAAGAGCGTGAGGTTGCTTTGGCTACAGGTAAGTTTGTAGAGTCTAAAGCTGTGAAAGACGGTGATGATGCAACAGAAGCCAATGAAGTTATGGATGGGTATGTCACTCAACTTGTAGCATTGAAAGAAGCGAATAATAAAGCTATTACCTGGTTGCTCAATGGCGAGAAGCTGTCGGATGAACAGCTGGTAGATCAGATCGACAAGGCGGTTGAAGAGGTTAAACCGTTATACAAAAAGAAACAGATGTTTATTCATGCCGATCCGGACATTGTAACGCGCTATGGAAAAGCATATCGCAAGAAATATCCTTGGTTGAAGAATGAAGATGGAGAAAAAGTGAAAGTCGATTTCTCTAAATTCACATTTGCTCCACTTGAAGGTATGCGTGGTACCGGAGTTTTCTTTATTACTCCAAAAGAGAACTTCAAACATTTGCGTAGTAAGGACCCACAAGCTACAAAAATTTGGATGCAAGGAGAAAACTATAAGGTGAAGATTTTTGCTGAATGGTGGGAAGCAACTGGATTTTGGATTGCTGAAGCTATTTTCGCATATATTCCACCCACAGAGTCAGGAGCGTCTGTCTCCGAAGCTGGTGGGCTTTAAAAAATAAAAGGAGGTAAAATTATGGCAGAATCAGTATATCAGTTTGTATCGGTTCCTAAGAAGACATCGAATGCAGGACGCCCGAAAGGTAAAAAGGCGTATATTGTCTATTTCCGCTGGAATGATGTAAAGACATACAACCGTGATGAAAAAGGAGTACGTGTTAAGGAATTCGCTTTGGCAGATGGGAAAAAGCCGATTGCAGTCTATGCAACCGACTCTACTATTAACATTTATCACACAAGCGAAGGAGAAGACGATGCGCGTGGCTTCATTCATCATGTAGATTATGAGCATCCGGGAACAGAGGTTGAACACGATGAATTTGTAAACAACAATATCAATGAAGATTTAGGAGCTATTGTTTTTGGCTGCTCAGGTGATGATGCAAAGATAGCAGGTACTCCCTGTACTCCATTGAAACTCACAAAAGCAGATTCACAGGATAACAAAGAAGGTGATAAAAATACGATCAACTTGGCAAGTTCACTGCGTGGGGCTACAATTGGACATATTGCCAAGAGCCTTATTCCGGCTACAGACAGTGAGGAAATCAATGCTATTTTAGGATTGGCTGGTAGTGCGTCAGGCTCATCTAAAGGAGGTCTATAAATAAGTTTGTTTGTTGTGTTGAGAAGAGGTGCATATCCATATTGGATATAGCACCTCTTTTTGTGTCCTTTTGCCTGTATTGGGATAATGGTACTTTTGTGTATCAAAAAATAAGAATATGAGAACTAAAAAGGAAGAAGGAAAAAAAGTGGAAGCTGATTCAGTAAATAATCAGGCTTCTAGTGTGGAACAAGATCAGGCTCCAAGCGGGGGACTGGCATCTCAAGAGAATTTAGCCATACTGGATCATACAACGGTGGTAATTCCTTATGTTAAGAACAAAGCACAAGGGAATGAGTTGAAAATGGCATTGCGCTCTTTTGATAAATTCCTGCGTTTTGGTGTTAATGTTGTCATCATTGGCGACCGGGAGGAATGGATGAGTGATGTTGTTACAGTCATAGAACATGAATGTATGTCAGATAATCCTCAGATTGATGTACTTGAAAAATTAAAATTGGCTATTGCTGCCGATGAAATTACTGATAAATTTATTTGGTCCAATGATGATATCTACCTTGTAGCTCCGGTAATGCTGGCTCATATTGAGGTTCCTAAAAATAAAGGAATCTTGCGTCCAGAACTATATAAAGGCATTTATAGGGATAATATGGAGCGTACAGTTGCATTACTTGCAGATTTTCCCAAATTAGATTTTGGAACACACACTCCTGTTGTTTACGAAAAACAGAGTCTTGTAGATATGTTTGAAAGGTTCCCGGAATTGAATACAGGTGGTTATTTGATCTCATCTGTTTATTTTAATACTCTCTTTCCAGAGTTCGATCCTATTTCTTCTATCGAATTGAACTGGCAAAGCGATAACATTGCATTGTCTATCGTATCCAAGCAACCGGATCACAAGAAATTTCAGGAACTGGTATCAAAGAAAATATTCCTGAATAACGCAGAAAGTGGATATTCTGACTTTCTAATGAAATATTTACTTGAAATGTTCCCGGATAAATCCGAATTTGAAGAGTGAAAGAGATTGTAATCGCTTGGCTGAAGAATGGAGCAAATGCTCAAGAAGGAATACGCTTGATGGAACAGTCGGGCGTATCTCCATTAACGTTGCGTCTGGTTCGTTCCAACCCTTCCAGCAATAAGAGAATGATGGTTGCATTTCTTTGCAAGAAATACAATATTAATCAGGGTTTTACGACAAACTGGAAAGAAACAGAGATAACATTCAGCCGTAAACCCAAGTCTTTTCGGGAAGAATTTTCGTTTTTAAACGAGAAATCATGTCCGGTGGAGTTGGAGGCACTTGCTTCCCGGAAATTTTCACGATATCATGCATACGTTGAATTACATTCTCAACTCCGCGATTGCACTGATTTGAATCAATGTACTTCTGTTAGCAGACAATTAATAGACAGTTATATTGAAAACCGGATGATATGGGATGAACTGAATTATTATCAGCAGAATAAGTCTTTATTAGGGAAGCATCCGATTTTTAATGAGTTTAAAAGGAGAAAAGAACTATTGGGACTACCGATAAAAGAACTTGTAAAACGCCAAAAACAGATAGAAAACAATATTTGGCGGGTAACTAACGAATTGAATAAAGGAGATAAGCCGCATTTGGATATCGAACGACGGGAAAGACTGGCTGGTTACAAAGCTGAATTGGAAGAGGTGAACCGATTACTTGAATGAGTCTATGGCGAGAATGCAATGGAAGAACAATATGTATTTTTAAAAAGTAAGGAAGTCTATGAGTTTCGTTGCGGACGAATTGGTTAAGTGGAGAGAAAATCCGTTATGGTATGACAGGATTAACTTTGATGAATATGAAAAGCTGGCAGCTATAGGATATACTCCTAAGCAAATAGCCATGTTTTACAATATTCCTTTGAATGATTTTGAGTGGTATTTCAATTTGGTAGGTTCTCCACTGAAATATCACTATGAACGCGGACAGTTGATACAACAGGCTAAGGAAGGATTATCAATGACAGCCAGTGCAGAAGTTGGTGATAATGTAACTCAGGCGCAGCGACTTGATAAACTACGTCGTGAAGTCGGTTTTAAGAATGCGATTAACCAAGTTTTTTTCGGAGATATAGAGAATGTTTGAAACTTCTTATTTTGACAGGTTACAGGATTACTTGGCATCCGGTTGTACAATGGAACTAACGGGGGATGAGATGGACTATTATAATGCGCTGTACGCCCTGATTGGCATACAGCGGAAGTACGGTAAGGATAATGCAATATCTTTCCTTATGCATGATCCTTTTCAGGTAAAAAGAGCTAGGGCCAGGGAAATGTATAATGAGGCTATAAACCTGTTTTTTGCGAATGATTCGGTAGAAAATAACGCTCACCGAAATATGATGTATGATAATTTGCAGAAAGCGGCACAGGTTGTATTAATAAATGCACATTCTTCTAAGGACATGGAAGTGTATGGAAACTTGATGATACAGGCAGCTAAGGTCAAACAATTGGATAAACCTGATCCGCAGAAACGGAAGGAAGTCAACGAAAAGCATATAAAAATTTATATGCTTGATACGCAGGCTGTAGGAATTCCACAGGTTAACAGGCAATTGCTTGCTGAACAGATTGATTCTATTCCTGATATTCCGGAGCGGGAGAAAGTTCGTTTAAAGAGGGATGCGCAAGTGATTGATGTGGATATAATTGAAATGCTCGATGACCAGGAAACAAAAACTAAAGACATCGACTGATGATGTAGAACAGCGATACGCAAATTGGATGGCCCAGCTCATATCAATAATGATGCCATGGGCGCTTTATTGGATTGCCGGGCGTGCCAGTGCTAAAACAGTGCAAGTATTATCTGAACGAGTGCAAGAAGTTGCACAGGATTGTCAGGGCGCACCGTTCGCATGGGTAGCTGATACATATTCAGATTTGCATAAGAATGTCATTCCTTCGCTTATAGATGGACTCTCTCTATTAGGGTGGGAAATCGGCACTCACTATGTGATTAATCAGGAGCCGCCTAAAGAATGGCAGGAAAGAATGTACAATGTATGTACGGACTGGCGTAACACTATGGTTTTCTATACCGGATTTAATTTCACATTCATCTCTTTAGACAGACCGTCTATCGGTGCAGGACGTTCGTATGTTGGAGTGTTCGGTGATGAAGTCAAGTATTTCCCGGAGGAGAAATTTACGAATCTGTTGAAAGCTGTACGGGGTTTCAGGGTGAAGTATGGAATGAATGTTTGGTACCGTAGTCGTACCCTTACTACCGATATGCCTAATCCTAACCATATTGGCGAATATGACTGGATTCTGAAACTAGCTAAACAGAATGATAAAGATAAAATCCTGTTAATGCTCCAGGCGGGATTTGTCTATAATGAGACGAAAAAGACGTATGTAGCTACCTTACAGGAATATAATGAAGTGCTGAAGAAATATCGCTTTGATAAATCATTAGCTCCAAGTCTTAATAAGCTGCAACGGGCACTGGAACTCGCAAGACGCAATATGAAGCGGTGGGAAGAACGATGGATCAAGACACGTTCACGTACATCGTTTTTTTTCATTTCATCCTCTTATGTCAACGCAGACGTTTTAGGGCTGGATTGGTTTAGTGATGAATTCTCCGAGGGACTTGAAGGAATTCTGTGCAATATTCTTTCGATTATCCCCAAATTGGAAGCCGGGCAAATGTTTTACTGTAATTTGGCTATCCGGCATTTTTATGCTGATGGATTCGTTAATGAGATTATAGAGCAGAAGCCGTTGGGATGGAAGGAGGATTGCACAGTACTTAGGCATTTAGACATGAATAGGCCCATTGAAGCCGGAATGGACTCCGGTAATATGCTATCTATGGTATTTGGGCAACAGGACAAAAAGAAATACAAAGTATTGAAAGAACTCTATACGTTGCCACCTAATACAGCCAGAGAACTGGCTGATAATTTCTTGGAATATTTTAAACCACATAGACGGAAGATATTGAAACTCTATTATGATCGTTCGATGAATAATTATCATAAAGTCAAGGCGGACATGGCTACTCAAATAAAAAAGAATATAGAATACTATGCTGATGGCACAAGGACAGGATGGCAGGTACAGTTAATGAGTATAGGGCAGGGCAATATTGGTAGTAATTTGGAATATCGTTTCTTCATGGATTTGTTAAGTGGCAATTTAGAACGAGGATTGTTTACCATTCAATTTGACCAGTATAATTGTTCCAACCTCAAGAGTGAGATGGAAATAACCGGAACAAAGACTGTAAGCCGTTCTGATGGTAGTTCAGAGATAGTCAAACTAAAGACTGGAGATAAGTTACCTACCAACCGGTTACCTAAAGAGTCAACCAATCTTACGGATGCACTTAAATATCTTATGTTACGTAAGGAATGGATACGGATATGGAAGACTGGGCGCAATATATCTGTTGCATCTAGGGTATAGTTTTGTTTTATTCGAATGGTTAGCCTCATTGTCTGCGAAGATAGTGGGGCTTTATTGTACACCTGCCTGTAGGCAGGCAGATAGGTAGCATTTTCTTAGGGGAAAATGCGATAGTGGTGGTATTGTAAAGATTTTGTCACATTTCCCCCGAAAAAAGGGGGGTGCGACCGCAAAAAGGGATCGGCGCGTGTCGGGCAGAACATCGTTTCATTTGCGGTTTTTTAGAAACCGCAAATAGTTTTACGGTTGAAAATCAGTGAATTAATGATTGAAAATGTTTTTTCTGATGTAAATATCTCCCCAATTTGGAAGAAAAACAACCGTATTTAACTGCAAAATCAAAAAAAGGTATTTTGGAAGATAACTAAAATATAATCATATATAATGTATATCTATATCCATTATATCTATAACCTATTATATATCAATAGACTAGGTAACACACGTTATTGAAATAATTCGAATGATAAGGATACTTAAATCAAAATTGAAGTAAATCAATGTATAAAATAATATCATGATAAAACTAAGGTTCTTAAATGCAAATTTTTTCCATTTTAAAAGGTCTGCTATAAATAAAATCATATATTTGTTATTTAATAAATATGTAGAACTATGTGGTACAAAATAAATATGCATTGGAACAAGAAAAAATTAGTTTTTTGGCTAGCAAAGTCTAAATTACCCTTTTTTTTAACGACGGTAAAGGTTAGATTATGGCTAATTTTGATATTGTTTATTTTGATGATTGTTTTATTATTCTATGCTTTCAATAAGCAATATCCGGAGTTTCGTGAGACTAGTATAGTATATAATAAAACGCAATCTTTATTATTTAATAAAATGTATATCCATTGTGATTTGCGTGAGAAAAGTGCAATATTATATTATGAGTTGATGAATAATTTTTTAGATTTCAAAGAAAGAAATGATTCGCTAATATTTAATGAAAGGAACTCTCTGAATGATAAATTATTTCCTAAAAGTTCGCTTAATTGCAACTATTTTTGTCGTAAAAATAGTACAGATATTGATTCTATTATGATATATGGATTCACAAATTTAACTATTTCAAATATAAGTAATGTAAAACTGGATGAGTCATATAATAAGTTTTATGAAGACACAAAAAATGAATGCCAAAGCAATTATTTGTATCAGTCCAATGTAAAAGATAATAAAAAGGTAATTACTAATAGAATTGAAAGGTATTATTATAAAAACAAAGGGTTATGTTCTGATTTTAATTTCCAGCATTTTAAATTTGGGGGTGAAGATATGTACTCTCCTAATGATAATCCATATACTTTATATCAATTATTTATGCCAGATTATGAGAAAAATGATTTTTATGGCTATTCTGACGATTTTCAGATTTCTATAATTTTAAATCAAGGAAAAACTCTTGTATTGGATATTTTCCCGGAACCATCATCGAAAAATTCAAGATGTATAAGCTACAAAGGGCGAAAAAAACTGGAAGAGATTATAGAGAATCAAGGGGTTTATATTTATTTACAAGATATAGAAAAAGCTAATAAAATAAGTCGATTTCAAAATTATGCATCTTTATTAGCGGGTGCAATTTTAGCTTGGATTGTTGAGCTATTTGTGAGTATTATTTTGGTTTGGAAAAGATTAGTTGTAACAAAATAGCTATATTCTATAGAGTATATAACAAACTTCGAACATAGCAAATCTATTTGAAAATCAGGAGTGAACTCTTATTGTCACATAATATTATAAAAAGCAAAGTAAAAAACTCTGCTTTTTCTTTGATATATAAGTTTTTTTCAGCACTTTTGTGTCGCCCCAAGAATTTAGTATAAAAACGTCATTAATGACAAACACATGGATCCCTTTTCAAGATGTAATCCGTAAAATCGGATTAAGGTTAATACTAGACCTTTGGGCGCATCTTGATAAGGGATTCGCCATTTCTAATGATTATGAAAACTACTATTGAAGCTTATACAATTACAATTAGAAAAAAAAGAGAGAAAGAACCTTGGTCATTTGCTGATTCTCCTGATATTTATAAATTATTATCTGATAGTGAAACCGGATTCATTAAATATATTGATAAAAATGTAACAGGGGATCTCCCTGCTGAAAAGATGACTGTAAGAGTTCCGCCAGAAGGTCATGATCATAGTGATCTAAAACGTTATATTTGTGGGATAATAGAAACTGGCTATTATGGTAAAGAATATGAAGCTGTAGACAAGGACGATCCTAAAGATGAGACTAAAAAGATTTTCTTAGGTAAAAGTAAAGCCATCTTGAAACCTTTTTTCTATTATATTCAGATTCCAAGAAAGGGAGATAAAGCTTTAGTCATATTAGAAAGAATAGATAACAATGGCATATTTCCTTTGATAAGAAGTATTTTAATATCATTTCTTAACTTTCATTTCGGAGCAGGAGATCTTTATATAATTGATAGAGGTAGTGTTGTGTTAGGGGCATATTTAAAGAAACTTCGTGAAGGAAAATATAATTCGTTATCTCTGTCCGCTAACTCTATACCAACAGATGCTTCTGAACGCTACTTTGGCGGTTTAGACTCTGAAGACTTCACTCTTGAATTAACTATGAAATTCAAGAAGAATATGAGTGAAGTAAAAGAGAAAAAAATTCGTGAAATGGTTAATTCTGGAAAATATTTATTTGATTCTCCGGAATTAAACGCTATATTTGAAGACTCAACTCAAAAGGTGTCATCCACAATTGGAGGAGGAAAGACAAGAACTTTGTATTTGAATGACGAGGAGAAAAACATCATTCATCCGTACTATGACTTAGATGTCAATGGAAATACTAAAGGCTTCTCAGATTATGAATCAATAAAAAAAGCAACAAAAAAGTTTATAGAAGATAATCCTGATTTCAAAGTATTTGAATAGATGAAAAAGACATTTACATTTATAAATATTAGAGAGATCCTTCAGAAAGAAAAAGAAATTCTGAAAGCTGATCCTAATAATAAATGGGTATTTATAGGATTACCACTGTTGTTGGGGATTCTGTGTAGTCTCTTATTCTATAACGATACAAAGGCCATATTAGGCATCCTTACTTTATTTTTGTCTATCTTTATTCCAATATTTATAAGTTTGTTAGCAACAATGATTTCATTCGTAATGAATAAAATCAAAACTCGTCATAATAAAGAAAGAATACCTCTAATTAAAGAAACATTTTATAACATCTGCTATTTAATTCCAGTATCTCTTTTTTTGTTAGTATTGTCATTACTAATGAACTTAACGATTGGAGATGACTGTGTTGTTTACCAAACATTTTTTGAGTCACCAATATGTAATACTATATTTTTATTTAAGATAACAGTTCATTTCATTTATCTTTTTCCTATAGGAATACTTTTTTATGGAGGAGTTGCTCACTTAGTTATGAATATTTTAATGGTTACTAAAAGAATCTTTAAATTGTTTGATAAAGAGATTGATCTACTAACTAGTCCTGAAGAAGATTACGGAGCTCCTAAAAAGAAAGAGAATGATAACTCGAAAGATGGAAAAGAAGATAATGATGAGGTTAAAGATACATTATAAGGGCTATTTAAGATATTTTGGCTTCATTGGCATGAGGCAAAACTTTGACAAGTAAAAGGGCTTCCACGGGTTGGGAGCCCTTTTTTATTCTTTAAAGCGCATATTTTGTTGTTATATTTTGGTGTTATTAAATATTATACTGATATTTGTGTGTTGGGCACAAACAAATGATTCACCTCCTCATATTGTGTAATCTATATATTGGGTCTTGGATGATTCCAGTCAATGCACAATATGAGGAGGTGTTTTTTTGTATAGCACACACATATTTTTACTAAATATTTAATGAAATGAAGAAGATTATTTTTCTAATGCTGATGTTTGTCAGCGTCAATGTAATGGCTCAAGGAAATCCATTGCAATGTGATAGTGTAATTCAAGTGAAGGATAAAAATGCCACTACGTTGTACCCAATGTTGAAGGCGTGGGCAGCAGTAACCTATAATTCGGCAAATGCTGTTATTCAAATGGATGATCCTCAAAATGGTATTTTGATATGCAAAGGGGCTTTTAAATATGCTGCACCTGGAGGGATGTCTTATCGATGTATTGATGGATGGGTAAATTATACTTTGAAGATTCAAGTAAGAGATGGACGATATAAAGTAACAATGGGGGATTTTAATCATGAGACGAGTGATTTG